ACAACGCTGTTGAGGACTTGTCCGAAGTACGCTCAGACACCAAGGCTATACTCAACCTGCTCCAACGTCAGCCTACGCAATAGCGTGAATGGGCGAGCTAATTATTGTTTTCGCGCTGATAGTCCAACTCTCGCCCGATGCAGAGGAGCAGACGGCTAGTCACTGGATTAACCAACGGCATTGCCTAAACGATGCGCGTGTACTAGCTCGTAGAGAAGATAATTTTAGACCTGTCATTGCATTTTGCAAGCCCGTATTTGTTGACCCTCTAAGTATTAAAGTGAATGGTTGGGTAAACCCCGAAGCACCACCGGAGAAAAAATAAGTGGCAACGGTCAAAGAAACAATAATACGCCTTGAATCTCACGAGAAAGAGTGCCTTGTGCGTTATCAAAATATTGAGAAACGCCTTGAGTCTGGCACTAAGCGTTTTGACCGCCTAGAGATGATGCTCTGGAGTATGTACCCTTTTATA